CTTTTAAAAAAAAGATTCCCCCCGCGGTTAAATTTAAGGGAGACCATGAATAATTACATTTATGAATACTATCAAAAAATAAATGATGGCTCTATTGAAGCGGGGAAGTGGATTCATCTTGTTTATGAGTACATTGTTAAGGGAATTGAGCAAAAAAAGTTTATTTTTGACTCAAAAAAAGCAAATAAAGCGATAAAGTGGATAGAAAAGCATTGTTTCCACGTTGAAGGGATTCTGGCTCCCGGTCCGTTTAAGTTGGAGTTATGGGAGAAAGCCTTTTTAAGTTGTGTTTTTGGAATTGTAGACAAAGATACAAAATACAGAATATTCCGGGAAGTATTCCTGTTAATCGGACGAAAAAACGGAAAATCCATATTAGCGTCATCTATTGCAAATTATGTCTTTCAGGAAGATGGCGGTTATGGCTGTCGAGTTTATAATATAGCACCGAAACTAGATCAGGCAGATATTATTTATAATAATACATGGGCGATGATCCAGCTTGATCCGGAGTACATAGAGAAGAAAGAGAAAATCGAAGAACAGAGAAAAGCGACTCACGAAAAAGTTGAGGATGATCCGACACTCGTAAAAAAGAGGATGTCGGATTTATTTGTCCCGGGTACTAATAGCACTATGAAAAAAATTAGTGCAAGTGATAAAAAGTCTGATGGATTTAATCCCTCTCTGTGTATTTGTGATGAGATAGCATCATGGGAAGGTGACAAGGGCTTAAAGACTTATGAAGTAATGAAGTCCGGAATGGGCGCAAGGCCGGAAGCTATTTTAATCAGTTGTAGTACGGCGGGATATGTAAACGATAGTATTTATGATGAACTGATAAAGAGATCGACGAGGTTTTTACTGGGCGATAGCAAAGAACAAAGGCTATTGCCTTTTTTATATACGATTGATGACGCGGATAAATGGAATGACATCAACGAATTACAGAAAAGTAATCCGAATTTAGGCGTGTCAATTACAGTTGATTATCTACTTGAAGAGATAGCCGTTGCAGAAGGATCTCTGTCAAAGAAGAGCGAGTTTTTAACAAAGTATTGCAACATAAAGCAGAACTCAAGCCAAGCGTGGTTATCCACTCAAGATATTAACTTATGCACCGGGGACGCGCTCAACCTTGAGGATTTCAGAAAATCTTATTGTGTCGGCGGGATTGACCTCTCAATGACGACGGATTTGACGTCCTGTTGCGTACTGATAGAGAAGAACGGAGAATTATACGTCTTTTCAAAGTTTTTCTTACCAGCGGAGAAGATAGACGAAGCGACGGAACGTGATCAAGTCCCTTATCGGACTTACATCCAGCGGGGCTTCCTGAAGCTGTCCGGTGAAAACTTTGTTGATTATAACGATTGCTTCGCATGGTTCCGGGAGCTTGTGGAAAAATACCAGATACTCCCGCTGCAAGTCGGTTATGACAGATATAACAGTCAATATCTGGTTCAAGATATGGAGGCCTACGGCTTCCACATGGATGACGTATATCAGGGGACAAACCTCTCTCCGGTGCTCCGAGAGATGGAGGGAGCGATTAAGGACGGCAAGGTCCATATCGGAGACAACGATTTGTTAAAAATCCACTTCTTAAATTCAGCCCTGAAGATGGAAGTGGAAAACAACCGGATCCGGCTGATTAAGTTATCCCCGAACGCTCACATTGACGGAATGGCTGCACTTTCGGACGCTTTCTGTGTCCGTCAAAAGTGGTTTAACGATATAGGGCATCAGTTAGCAAACAAAAGGTAATAGTCATGGGCTTATTTGATTTCATCTTCAAAAAACCGAGAGAGAAACAGGCGGCGAGCTTTTTCCAGACGCTTACAAGCTATTCTCCCATGTTTTCAACATGGAACGGACAGCTTTACGAAAGCGAGCTCGTCAGGGCGGCGATTGACGCGAGAGCGCGGCATATCAGCAAGCTACAAATACAGACACTTGGAACGGCAAAGAAACCGCTCCAACGCCGCATAAAAGAAGCACCTAACGATTTTCAAAGCTGGACGCAGTTCCTTTATCGGCTGTCAACGATCCTTGATTTACAATGCACGGCTTTTATTGTTCCGATACTTGGAGCACTCGGAGAGCTTCAGGGCGTTTATCCCATACTTCCGAGCATGTCGAGCCTTGTTGAAGATGAAACCGGGCGTCCGTGGATAAGATACAGATTTGTTACGGGCAATATCGCAGCAATGCCGTTGAATGAGGTGGGGATCCTTACAAAGTATCAGTATAAGGATGACTTCTTTGGGAGCCCTAATACAGCGCTCACAGATACCATGTCACTCATTGATTTACAAAACCAGGGCGTGTCTGAAGCGGTAAAGAACTCCAATACGTTCCGGTTTATGGCAAAGGTTAACAACTTTTCATTTGCGGAGGATCTGGCAAAAGAGCGGGAGCGCTTCACTCATGAAAACTTTAGCAAGGAAGCTAAAGGCGGCGGGCTTCTCCTCTTCCCGAACACTTACGACGATATAAGGCAGATTGATTATCATGCTTATTCGATAAACCCGAAAGAACGGGAGCTCATTCAGACGAACGTTTTCAATTATTTCGGAGTGAATGAGGATGTACTTCAGAATAAGGTACTCGGCGATTCATGGGGCGCATTTTACGAGGGAGCCATTGAGCCCTTCGCGATTCAATTTTCGGAGGCCCTGTCGAGGATCCTGTTCACCAAAACGGAGAGAATGAACGGGAGCCGGGTTATTTTAACAGCTAACCGGATGCAGTTCATGACGGGCAAGGAAAAGCTCGAAATGATAGCGCAGTTTATGGATAGAGGGATATTCACCATAAATGAATCAAGGGAAATCCTTAATCTTGAGCCGGTAGAGGATGGTGACGTTAGAACCGTCCGGGGAGAGTATAAAAATGCTGATGAGGTAAACAACAATGACGGAAATAATGGAGAGAATTAATAAAGGCATACAGTACAGAGACATGAAGATGAGGGCGGCTGATATAGCCGACAGGCTGGTCGTGGAAGGATACGCGACCACATTCAATGATCCTTATGTTCTTTATGAGGACGACGAAATGCGGATACTTGAAGCCGTGGACGCTGGCGCTTTCGTCGGCGCTGATATGCGCGACGTAATAATGCAGTACGACCACCGCGGACACGTATTCGCACGTACAAGGAATAACACTCTTGATGTCCGGACGGATGACAAGGGTTTATTTATATCCGCTGATCTTGGCGGGACGGATATCGGTAGACAGCTCTATCAGGAGATCAAGGGCGGCTACACCGACAAAATGAGTTTTGCCTTTACGGTTACGGGAGAAGATGTTGACCGGCGAATCGAAGGGACAAAACGGATAATCACCCGGACCATTACCAAGATCGGGAAACTTTATGACGTTTCTGCTGTGTCTGTTCCGGCAAATGACGGAACCACAATCAGCGCCCGGTCTTTCTGTGATGGAATCATCCAGAAAGAGCATGAGGAATCCATGTTGAAGCTCGCTGAAGAGAGGACACGGAAACTGATAGCTTTAAAACTAAAACTTATGGAGGTATAACAAATGACTTTAGAAGAGATTAAAGTTTTAGACGCTGACGGCATAGTTGAGCGCAAGGCGGCTATATCTGAAGAGATGACAGCCGAGGGCGCTGACCTTGACGCACTCACCGAAGAAGTGGACGCGCTGGAAGCAAGAGCCAACGAACTCAAGGAAGCTGCTGAAAAGAGGGCAGCACTTACGGCAAAGGTCGTAAACAGTAACAACGTAATTATGGATCATATAGTGGAGGATAAGATCGTGGAAGAAAAAAGAACATTTACGCCCGATACCGTAGAGTATAGGGACGCATATCTTAAAAACCTTATGGGGAAGGACCTTTCTGTTGAAGAAAGAGGCGCGCTCACCGCAGCCGCTGACATAATTCCCACAGAGCTTGTAAATCAGATTTACGGAAGGCTGGAGGATAATCCGCTCTATTCAGAGCTTAATATCATGAGATTCCCCGGTTATGTGCAGATACCTTATGCAAAGACCGTAAATGAGGCAAGCTGGAAAGCAATCGGAACAGCTTCGACCGATTCCGCTGACGAAGTAGACAGCATCAGCCTGTCAATGTATAAGCTCATCAAGACTATCGAGATCACCGCTGACATCAGGGCGGCTGCAATTCCCGCTTTCCAGAGCTGGCTTGTAGACACTCTCGCTCGTAAGATGATTGCTGCTATTTGTGCCGCAGTTCTTAACGGCGACGGATCCGGAAAGCCTACCGGAGTAGTTCCCGGACTTACACCCGCTGCAAATAGTGTTACTTATGACAACATTCTGGCAGCTATGGCAGCCGTTCCCGGTGTTTATCACAGGGATGCAATCTTTGTAATGAGCTCTGCAACCTTCTTTAACAAGGTTATGACTCTTAAAGACGATCAGAAAAGACCGCTTGTTGTTCAGGGCGTGGCTGGCGTTGATAGGGCTCCTATATACACCCTTCTCGGCCACAGGGTAATACTTGAGGATTCCGCTGATACTGCAAGCTATGACAACATAGTTTTCGGAAACTTCCGCGAAGGTTACGCTTTCAATTTTGCGAAGGATGTTGCTATTGAGAGCGACGGATCAGTAGAGTTCCGCAAGGGCTCCGTTGTTTATAGGGCTATGGCTCTTTGTGATGGCAAGCCCGTTATTTCTGATGCTTTTGCTTGCATCAGCGTAGCTGCAACAACAGCTTGATTTTAAGAGGTGCGCGTCATGTCAGAGGTAAATACTGAAACAATCTTACAGAAAGTTAAAACAGCCTTGAGGGTAAGTATAAACAGTTTCGATTCGGAGCTTACCGACCTTATCGAAGCGGCAAAGCTCGATCTGGGCGTTGCCGGGGTAAGGAATGCCGATCTTGAGGCGGGTGTTAATCCGACTGACGCGCTTATCATTCGCGCTATTGTTGTTTATTGCAAGCTATACTTCGGGGAGCCCGCGACTTCAGATCATTGGAAAGCTCTGAAAGAGGCTTACGACGAACAGAAAGCTCAATTGAGTATGTCAACAGGCTATACAGATTGGGGTGATAGCGCGTGAATAAATGGAGTGACATAGTAACACTTGTAAAGATAACGGGCGGCGGTCAGGATGCGGACGGCTTCCCTGTTGCGGCAGAGGAAACAAAGACGGACGTATTCTGTAATATGCAATCTGTTAAACAGACAGAGTTTTATCAGGCGGCGGAGCATGGTGTAAACGCGGTGCATACCGCCGTCTTACACTCATACGAATATGGCGGAGAAAAATTCGCGGAGTTCAAAGGGATCCGGTACGCTGTTTATCGTGCTTACGAAAAACAGGATAAGGAGACCATAGAGCTCACACTCGCGGAAAATGTGAGGTCATAAAATGGCTGGATTAGGGTTTGAGATTCCCGACGATTATCTGAAGGAATTAACGGATAATGATTTTGACAAGTTAGCGCCGGAGATGCTGGATGAAGTCCTTCCCATACTTGAGACTTCAATCACCCGGCATTTAACGAGCGTTATCCACGGCGGGACCGGAGAGCTCGCCAGCAGTATATCCGTCACGAAACCGAAAAAGACAAAGACTGACGCGTGGATAGCGAATACATACATTAAAGGTCAAAGTAAAAATCACTACCTTGGGGGAGCTTCACATACGCGAAAATATCCTGTCAGTAATGCGCTTAAAGCTATATGGCTTAATTACGGTAACGCGCATCAAGCGCCGAGGCCGTGGATCACACCCGCTGTTAATTCGTGTCAGAGTGAGATACTGGATAAACTTCAAAAGAAGTGGGAAGAGATAACAGGGAGTTAAATTATGAATGTCAATCCGCTGATTATGGCGTTAAAAGACATAACTAAATTACCAGTCGTTCCGGATATTTACGAGGGAACAAGTGACAAGTGGATAACATTCACCTATCAGGACGAACGCCCTGTGTTTTTTGGCGATAATGAGGTTTTAGACGATACCGCCTATATCTCCGTTAATCTGTTCACTCCGAAAGATTTTAATTATATGGCCTTAAAAGAGACCATTAAAACATACCTTGAAACTATCGGGATCGTGACAAATTGCGAAAGCTACGTCTATATGGAAAATCAGATTCCAATTAGACAGACGATCTTCGAGGTAACAATCACTAAAGATAGAGAGGAGTCAATATCATGGCATATTTCGGGTTAAGATATCCGCTAATAGCGAAGTACAACAGAACAACCGGCGTATACTCCAACGGCTTTACTTGTGGTAAGGCTGTTTCGCTTGAGGTTACGCCTAATTACTCCGAGGGTTCACTTTACGGCGACGATGAACAGGCTGAATACGAAAAGGCATTCACAAACGCCAACGTTACACTTGGAACAACCACGCTTCCCGTGGAAGCTGCCGAGACTGTTTTCGGTCATACCGTAGACAGCGGGACCAACACAGTCACCAAAAAGACCACCGACGAATCAAATTATGTAGGAGTCGGCGTTGTCATTGACGAAGTTGTTGACGGCGTGAAGAAGTATTTCGCGTACATTATCAATTGTGCGCAGTTTTCCGAGGGATCCGAGAGCTTCCAGACGAAGGGCGATTCGATCACATTCGCTAATCCTTCAATTACCGGGCTGGCTATCGGCGATAAGACCAGCGTATGGCAGACAAAGAAGCCCTTTGATGATGCCGCTTCAGCTCTGGCATACATTAAGACCACTTTCAACATGGGGCCTACGGCGTAAAACGCAAAAGGCGGGGGCTTAACGGCTCCCGCTTTTTAATGAGGATTTATGAAAAGAATTGAATTAAACCACATCGAGATAAACGGAGTTAATTATCCCATATATTGTGATCTAAACGTACTGGAGTTAATTCAGGATAATTTCACGTCGGTGAATAAATTTGAACGGGATCTGATGGGATTAACTCCGTTAATCGATGAAAACGGAGAAGTGAAAAGGAATGAAGAGGGCTCTATCCTTAACTCACAGGGAGAGCCGAAGATCCGGGCGATAGTATTCGGGCTCTATCTTATGATTAAAGAAGGTCAGAGGATAGACACCCGGCAGTCCGGGAAAGAATGGGAAGAGCTCACGATTGAAGAGATCCGGGAAGCCTGTTCTATTCCATTCGGAGAGCTGGCGGTCATACTTCATGAAGAATTTAACCGCTGCTTTAATGTTAAAAAAAAATTGAAAAGGACAACTCGCCGGAAGAGGAACATATCAGCATAGATTTTGAATACATTTATATGATGATGCGGATAGAGTTCCTTATTCCGGATAATGATATTGATTTATACACTTACGGAAAATATATCGATATGCTTCAGGCTTACAAATACGTTCATAACTTCAGAGTTAAACAGGTGCTCTATGAGGATGTAGAAAAGGAAATCAAAGCATATCAACAAGCTCATCGGAAAATAGATTCCATTTTCAGTATATAGAGGTAAGTCATGGCGACAAAGAACATCGGCGGATCCATAACGCTTGAGGGTGCAAGTAAATATAATTCAGATTTGAAAGCTATAAAGTCAAATCTTCAGGAATTGCGCTCCGAGATGAAGCTGGCAAACGCCGAGAATCAGCAGAGCGCCAACACTTACACGGCTTTAGCTCAAAAGGAAGAAATCCTTAATAAACAGATAGAGCAGACCACAAAGAAGCTCGAAATCTATAACAAAATGTATGACGAATCCGCCAAGAATCAGAAAAAGGCGGAGGAGTCCATCCGGACATATTCGACACGGCTTCAGGACGCTCAAAAAGAGTTAGAGCGGATGAAGAACTCCGGGACGGCTACTGATGAAGAATTAAAAGCACAGGAGAAAGTTGTTGCTGATTTATCCAAGGAATTAGACAAGGCACAGAACGGATATAACGCCGCCAGCCTTAAAATGAACCAGTACGCCAGCGCCGCGAATAATACCAACGCGGATCTGGTGAACTTAAACCAGCAACTCGCAGAAAATGACAAATACCTTGAAGAAGCGAAGAACTCCACGGACGGAACCGCTACTTCAATCGATAAATTTGGAAAAGTCGCTGATAAAGCCGGGGAAGAGATAAAGAAAACCGCGGATGCTGTTCAGCTTCTCGCAAGCTCTGAAGCATTCAAGGCTATATCAGAGGGCGCTAAAAAGGTCACAGAAACGATGCTCGAATGCGTGGAAGCCTCAACAAAATGGGGGACTTCTATGGCAAAGGTTCAGAGTATCGCTCAAGTTTCTGATACTGAATTATCCGGTATGGGTAAGAGTATTCAGGATCTCGCCGCGACTTATGGAGTCGGAGCGAATGAGATAGCCGAGGCGACCTATCAGGCTATATCCGCAAGCGTTGACGCGGCAGATGCGACGCGATTCGTTGAAGATTCCATGAAACTTGCAAAGGGCGGCTTTACTGATGTTACAAGCGCCGTGGACGTTATGACGACCATAACGAACGCTTACGGCAAGGAAGCGAACTCCACCGCGCACATCATGGATACGCTCATCCAGACGCAGAATTTAGGTAAAACTACCGTTGCGGAGCTGGCGGAGTCAATGGGTATGGTTATTCCCACGGCTTCAGCGTACAACGTAAACCTTGACAATATAGCAAGCGCATATATTCAGCTTACAAAGAACGGCATTAACACGGCAAACGCTACCACGATGATTAACGGCCTTTTGACCGAGTTAGCGGATGGCGGCTCTATGGTATCCGATATCCTTGTCAATAAGACGGGGAAATCATTCGGACAGCTCATGAAGTCCGGGAAATCTCTCGGAGAGGTCATTGAGATCCTGGGCGATTCCGTGGATGGCGATTCGGA